TCATTATCAGGCGCACCCATAGCAATCCAATCTGTATCGCCTGTTGCAGCTATATAAATTCTATCTCCTAGTCTTGCAGTTGATACATCTCTTAATATTGATGTGTCAGGAGTATTCCTTGCTTCGTTACCTACACTAATAGTATAATACTTATCAGTTGTTTGCATTTGATAACCCCCTAAATCTACATATTTCATTTTTGCAACATTTTCATAACCTGCTGCAATAAATAAAAGCATTTCATCTTCATCGCCTGTTGCATTGTTTGAAACTACACCTCCATAAGTTGTAGTATTTGGTATATATATTTGTCCTGTGTAGTTACTTAAATCTGCGTTTGGAGTTTCACTATAAAATTTGTATTCAAAACCTATTGCATCTGTTGAAAAATAAGTTACTTTCTCATTCAACCAAGATAATGTTCTATAATCTCCTGCACCTGTAAGATGTGCAATCATTCCACTTGTATCGTTTGGTTGTGTTGTTTCGTATGGAATTTTACTTAAAAACTTTTCGTATGGACTTGTTGACTTAGGAGAGTACAACTCAAAATCAAAGTTCATTTGGTCTTCCCACTCATTTGCGTAATTAATAAACGCATAAGTAACATCAATGTTTTGTGGTGTTCTGCTTATCGTTCCACCTGAAGAGCTTGCAAACTCCTCATAAAATTTTAATGTAACCAACCTACAACTTCCTGCGTTCTTGCTCATAGCAAAATCAACATTAGAGCCTGCTGATGGGTTTGGAATATTTCTAGGCATCAAATGTATAGAATTGTAATCTACTGCACCTGTGATAGTGTTAGCATGCTTATTCGTTACAGTTGTGTAGTTCTTTACAATTCGCTCAATATTAAAATGAGCTGCACCTGCATTGTTCTTTGGTTGTTTTAATGTTGCCTTAACAACTCCACCAATTACAACCTCTACAATGTATCTAAAATTAAATGTAGATGCAGTATCGCTTGTGGTTGTTACTATCCAATAATTACTTCTAGTTACCGTTGTTGCCATTTGTCTTTATTTCATCTAATGTAAAACTCATAAACTTTTCAAAATCTAACATGTATGCCTTTTTAATTTCTTTAGGCAGTTTCTTGTATGTTTGTTTAAATGCATTGGTAAAAAATCCATTACCCTCATATCCAAACCTGTTAATCTTTCTGGCAACTAAAAAAGCAATCGACCTTTGTTGTTGTGTCTTGTTCTTCCATGCCTCATATTGTCCTTTGGAGTTTCTTGGTCTTAACTTTTTACGCTTTACCCACTCCAATATGTTTTGGTAAACAACCCCACCTTGTGAATTGTTTGACTTACCTCGTCCTTTGTCAATCTGCTCTCCATAATCTTCGTAATTGAATTTTAAAGAGAATGCATTTAATGTAACTGCAACATCATAATCAATAGACTTAAGGAGCTTACCTGTATCGTACCCTCGTTTGCTTCTCAGCAAATTAGCAGCAGCTACCTCAACAGTCTTTTTACCGAACTTGTTTAAGGCTTTAGATAAGTTTTCTCCTTTAAATTCCATCTATCGTTTCATCGGTGTTTCACAAGCAGAGTTTTGTGCTTGTACAGTTATGTTAAATGTACCTTTCCAACCACTTAGCAAGTTCTCAAACCTATCAGTAAAAGGTTCACAAGACAAGCTCTCAGGCATTGTAATGCTTTGCGTTACTGCTGATGTAAAATAAGAACTTCCTGTTCTAAATTCTCGATATATATCTGCTAATATTAAGAATGTTCTATTCAAAGCAAATTCTTGGTCAGTACCATCAGCATTAACCAAATCCATAACAAGCAAATCAAAGGTAAACGTAAATGTAGTCTTATTGATTGATGCACCTGTTTCGATTAAATGCACCTTTGTAAATACGTCTTGCGTTTCCAAGTCAGCCTCAAATATATCTCCTGTTGTAAAGGTTTTAACTTGTTCGTGCTGCTCGCATATCTTCTTAAACGTGTTTACTATGTCAATGTAGCTTTTCATTTCTTTTTGTTTACTTTGTTCCTATCTTTAATATACGAGATGTATGTTAGTGTTTCGTTTATATTGAGCTTTGTAACTGCATCCATCTTTAAAATGTCATCGTTGCACAACATCATTATTACTGAATACCAACCCCATCGCTTTCCAAAGTTTGCACTTGACTCGCTTTCTCCTCCTCCTGTAAAGACACCATTGTGTCGCTCAAATAGCCCCTCCCTAAACGATAAAAAAAAACCAAGCAACTTTGTGCAACTGATGCAGGCATCTTATTCAAGAATAGGCTTGCCCTCTCATCTATCTTTGCATCGTACTCCTCTATTAAGTATCTACCCTCGCCCTCAGTTGTAACTTTCCTGTAAAGGATTGCCATAATCATGTGCAGATTTTTGTCTAAGTCTTTGCAAAGCATATCAATATCCATAAACTCGCCTGTTGATATACTCTGAATATCTGGATTAAATCCGTATTTAACACCCTCTATGCTTACCAATTTAATTAATGATGTTTCTGTGTTAGTCATTGCACAAAGTTTCTTGTACATGGCTAATAAATCAAGCACCTTAATTCTGTTGATATTAGAATCGTCTACCTTATCAACCAAGAGCTTAATAACTTCTTTAGCTTTCTCAACTTCGTCAATCTCTAGCTTTTCAATATCAGCTAGTTTAATCATCTGCTTTAGAGTAATCTCGTTTAAGTCTTGAGGAATTATAACTTTCATACTATTAAATAGGTTTAACTTGTTATTGTATAAAAAATGTGTATTGTGTTTACTTAATAGAATATCGACCGATGTTTGGTCTTGACTTTGTCATGATAACTGCGTACCTGATTGCATCAATAGCATGGTTATAATTGTCAATCGGTTTGTTCAGCAGGTAACCATTCTTGTCCTCCTGCCATTTGTAGCTATTAAACTCATTGATAAGGTTTGTACTCTTGCTTGTTACTTTAAGCTCGTATCGTTTAAGCAAATCAATCCCTATGTTGATACTATCCTTACCTTTAGATGCAGGCTTTATATTGAACCCTAGTCTATATATTTCCTCGATAGATTTAGGCTCAGCAGAATCTCCGTAAATAGCTCTTCGTCTATCAATCCCGAAATTGTGTAAAGACTTAGCAATGTCTTGGTTAGTGAGTCCTCGTTCATATATCAGCTCGTTAAATATTAAAGCACCCTCGTACTCGTAAACTTCTATCAATGCAGTAGGGTCATTCGTATAGCCAAAATCTAAACCTATTGCAATCTCTTTAGCATCTTCTGGAATCGTTCCAACAATCTGCACCTTGTTAAATATAATCGACTTACTAAACCCTCGCTCTCCCAATCCGTATATCTTCCAATACTCTTCATCGGTATGCTTTAGTCTTTCAATCTCATTAACCAATTCATCAGCTAAAAAAGGATTGTCTAAATACGTTGATTTAATGAATGTACAATCATCTCTGCTTAGTACCTTGTCATAAATCCAATGGTGTGTATCTGAGGGATTGTAATCGATGTATATCTTCTCCTCAGTTCTTATTATCAGCTGAAAGAAATCCTCCCATGTAAGTTCGTTTGCCTCATTGCAAAACAGGAAGTTTCTTTTTGTACCTCTTTTCTTTTGTGGTTGGTCAAGAGATATAAACTCAAAGGTGTTACCATTTAAAGTATAGGTATGGTCAGATTTGTTGTGGTGTGCTTCGTTGTATAAATCTAAGTTGCTCAGTATCTCAAAAAAGTCTTTCATGACTGAGAGCTTAAGACTAGGCAATGACTTTCTAACAATGCTAAATCTCTTGCCTGTATTTTCGAATGCTTTGACAATAAGAAGTTGACAAAGTGAGTAAGTCTTTCCAGATCTTGTACCACCTTGATTTACTACAATTTTTGTAGGTGCGTTGTAATTACGCTCAAATACGTTACTCGTCTTTATCCTTAGACTTGACAATCTCTATCTCTATTTTGTTAATCTTCTCGCCTTGTGTAGTTACATCAATAAGCTGCCTTTCATTTAAACCTAACTGAGTTTTTGCTGCATGAATTACAACACTTGGCACTTTGTCTTTGATGCACTCGTAATACTTAGACCTTATAAAATCATGCTCTATTGATTCAACTTCTTTTACTTGACTTGCAAACTCCTCATCTTCTTTTAGCCACCTGTAATATGTTACTCTTCCAACGTCAGCAGCTTTCAATGCAGTAGTAACAATACCCAATGAACTGCTTAACGCTTTGAGCATTCGCTTTTTAGCTTCTTTTGTTCTGTTTTGTTCCATATCGTTTCATGTATTTAAGGTGTATCTCCTTTAATTGCTCCTTATGTTTTGTCTTATCTCCATACTTTATATGGCATGGTCTGCATACTGCTTGCAAGTTCTCAATATAATCTTTTGTCTTGCTTCCTCCCATGCCTCGAGCATCTATGTGATGTATATCATCAGCAGGAGAAAAGCATACCTCACATTGAATAAAATCGCTTACATCAAATCCAAAGTATTCTAGGTATATTTTTAAATGTTTCGTCATATCTTAGCTCCACAACATTCGCATACATCTTTTGTAGCTTCCTGTAATTGGTTGTCCTCGTATTTGTCTATGTTTATATCTAAATCGTTTGCAGTAAATCCAACATCAAACAACACCTCTTCATCAAAGTAATTAATCAGCATGTCATCGTCAAACTTCCCTCCGTTCTTGTTTAGTCTAAGGTTCAGTTTCATCTCCTCCTGCAATGGCAAATCAACCAAAGCACAAAGAACGCTCTCATGACCTAAATCTTGCAAAGCTCTAACTCTTTGATGTCCTCCAACAATTACGTTCTCTCTGTCCTTGTTTATGTTTACTACAATAGGTGCAACAATACCGAACTCAGTTATTGACTTCTTTAAATCTTTAAACTGCTTTTTAGATATTGTTCTAGGATTGTACTCAGCAAACTCTAAAGTGAATAACTTTCTACTCTCAATCTTTATATGCTTCATATACTGCTTTTAAATCCTCAACTGTTTGCTTTACACAACTTGCACAACCTGTTACTTTCTTATTCATTCCAAATATATCGTTGTAGATGTTGGTTAAGTTCCTGTTTTGGTCATGCGTTACTCTATCGCCATCAATCCCCTCAAACACTCTTTTAAGTATTGAGAGTTGGTCTTTAGTTATATCTGTTTCTCTATCCCATTTGTCTATTGGGCATTTAGTGAATGCTATCCTTGCTTTAATTTGCATAAAGCAACCACATTTCTTGCATTGATTTACTGACTTTCTAAAATGCTTGCACTTATTACAGATTGCAAGTCTATCGTTCAAATTCTTTGTACTCGCTCTCAACTTCATCTTTCAGGTATTGTTTTACGTTCTTTAATGTAGTGTATATAGATGTGGTACTTATGCCTGTATCCTTTGCTAATTTGCGAATGCTCTTGCCAGAACTAAAGTAAATCTCAAACAGGAGCTTGTCGTACTCATGCAGGTTGTTCATCTTATCCTTAACAAACTGCAACTTGTTCTCGAACTCAACTAACTCCTCAATACCATCAAAGTATTGAAAGTTTTTAACATCGTAGTTCTCCGTTCTTAGCTTGGTGTAGTATTTTGTTTTAAATGCTGAGTTTGTCCTAACATACTGATTCATCAAAACTCTTGCAGACCAAAAAACAAGATGTCCGTTTTCGACTATCTTTTTAATCTTCTCTTGGTCGTACTCTAAAATGATAACATATAAGTCTTGCACCAAATCCTGTGCATCAACCTTATTCCCTTTTGTTATCTTTTCTGCTAGCTT